GTCGATGGTGATTATTTCTTAAAGATTACAGGTGATTGTCATATTGAAGTTGGTGGTGGTTTCTTCTTTGATGCTGAGGGTGCTCCTAAAGTTGTAAATAAAAAAGGTGAGAAGAAAAACGAAAAAGTTCAAAAACATACAATCAAATTTGGATCTGATGTTGACATCAATACTGTTGGTGCTAAGTTTGAAGTTCAAGGTGCAGAGTTTAATGTAGGATCGGTTTCTAGTAAATTTACAAGCAGTGTGTTTGAATCTAGCGGTGGTCAGATGGCACTATCTGCAGGAGAAGTTATTATTAGTGGAGATAATTCTATTGATCTTATTACACCTTCATTAATTGAGATGATCAATACACCACCTTCACCTCTTCCCAAAGCAATTACAGGTATTCGTAGAATGGTTGGTGGTTCTGTTGAAACAGTTATGGTACCTGGTCTTTCTGCTGATGCTGTTCCTAGATATATTATTGCTAACCCACTTGGACCATACTCACTAACATGTGGTACAACAGGATATAACTGTAATGTTCTTACTGGAATGTACAATGTTAATGCTGTAGCAGGTGCGTTGATAATGAACGCTAGTCTTGCGTGTACAATAACCTGTGGTACTGGTATGCTTCTCGAAGCAAAAGCGGCAGTCTTGATCCTTGGTAAGACAGTCTTCATCAACTAAGTCTTGACAGAGCACCCTCTGACTGCTATACTAGATATTGTAGTAAGGAGTCACACGTGGAATCTAAACTAGCACACGTTTTTGTCAACTTCTCAAAACGCTCAATTAATATTGTGGATGATGAGGGGTATGACAAGACTGTAAACTGGAAATGGGATAAAGAAGGTTCTGATGGTTTTTCTGAAACTGTCAGAGACATTGAAGATATCCTTGATCCTGATATGATTACGTATTGTTTTGCTGAGTTACAAGAATGATTGGACCTATTGGAGTTACACTGCGTCAGGCAGAAGATCACTTTGATTTTATTATGGATCTAACAGAATCACAACGTGTCTGTTGGAAAATTACTCGTAACGATGGCAAATCTGCTATGCTTGTTCCTGTAAATGAAATTCCTCATGTATCAGAGGAAATACAAACTCAGGTAGAAGAATTTCAAAAACAATTTTTGTCTGATGGAACAACATCTAGTTCACCGCCAAGTATTTGATAACTTTCTTGATGACGAAACTTTCGATTACATCTCTAAAGTTGTAATGGGAACTTGGCATGATAGACAAATTCTGTATCAACTACAATCAAACGTCGCTGAAGAAGGAGAAGAGATGCCACTATGGAATTGGATGGGTATATCAATGATTTACTCAGAAGATGAAGTAAGACATCCATTTTATGATGAAATACGAGACAAGGTTTTGCCTCTAATTAAAGAAAAAGTATACAATTACAAATCAATAATTAGAATCAAGGCAAATTTTTATCCGTGGACTCAAGAAATCAAGCACCATAGTTATCATACCGATTTTGATTGGCAAAATGTTGGTGCAGTTTTATCAATGAATACTTGTGACGGTTACACAGAATTTGAGTATGATATGCCATATCTCAAACAAAAACGTATAAAATCTGTTGCAAATAGGTTAGTCGTCTTTGATGCTCAAAATTCACATAGATCAACAACAACTACTACCGATTTTGGTAGATTTAACATAAACTTTAATTTTTTATGATTTTCTTATCTTGCCCACCAATCTACACTTTGCCTGGCACTTGGCAAAAGTTTGATCCAGAAACTTGTAAAGCATACGTCATTCCACATGCCAATTTATCAGGTGGTGCTGCGTTTGCGGTGTTTCTTGGTTTATTCGTTCTAGCACTAGTAGTATATGGAATCTATCTTACATTTGGTCCTGGTAAAGAAGAACTCAGAGATCAAATTGACGAGCATGCTAAAATGCATGAACTAGGAATTGCACATGGTCATGGTGGTAAATCAGACGCATATAAAATTGCTGGTAAACTTGAACATAAACATGAAGACAAATGATTACTAAAGAGAAACAACGTAACCAAGTGAAATCTAAATTTTATTACATCTTCTGGGGTGTTGCAACAACATCTGTAGTTCTTGGTCAATTATATGTTGGTGCAGGATACAGAATTTTTGCTCGTTCACTACATAGAATCTTCGATGCTATTGAAGTAGAGGTAATCCAAGACCAACCTAGATATTATTAATGAGAACACAAAACAAAGAAAACTATTACTACATGTTTTGGGTGGTCGCAATGATCGCATTCATAGTGCCCCAAGTATTCACAGCAGTAGCATATCACAAACTCATTAGAATTCTTCAATCTCCTGTTGAGGTTGAGATTAAAAAAATGCCCCCTTATCAAGTGGAGTATATTAAATGATTTGGTATGTTATAGGATGGACAATAGTTACTATGTGGTTCCTATCTAAATTAGGAGTTTTTAAAAAATGAGATTAACACAAGAAGTAATTGACAAAATTCAATTAGCAATGCAACATACCAAAATGAACGGTGATGTTAATTGGAAAGATGGTGATGAAATAGATGTATGTCTTGCTGGACATTTCGCTGGTGACAAGTTTATTTCAATCATTAATAGGACTCGTAGTAACACTACCAAGAGATGACAAAATTATGGAGGGTCTGGAAGTATGCGTTGGGTAGTTTCTCTGATGAAAAGACCCAGAGGTATGACAATCTTATTGTCCTTGTACGATCTCTTATCTTTCTTACTTATCTCGTCACTAATTGTTTTATTGTTGCGGGAGTGATTAGACATTGGGATTAAGTCGGGAGTGTGGCGGAATTGGTAGACGCACCAGACTTAAAATCTGTTGAGGGCAACCTCGTGGGGGTTCAAGTCCCCCTACTCCTATCATTATTATTACATCAATGGATATCACTAGCAAAAATGAAGAGTTTCCTTATATTTTGATTGATAATTTCTACAATCAATCAGAGTTAGGAGAAATTTGGGATGAGTTGGATTACATGTGCAATCCTAGAAGGATGCAGAGAGCATCAGTTGAAAATGGTGCAGCATGGGATGGGTTTGATGAACATGGTAATAAAAGAAAACTGAAGACTAACTGGACTATGTGGTTAGATCATTTCTTTGGTCCTAATAGATTTGCATCTAGTATTCTTGAGGTAAACAGGAAGTTACTTAAAAACTCACATATATTTGAAAACCATCCTCATTGGGCAATTAATGATGTTAATGCATACAAGCAAGATTTTACGCAAATTGCATACTATGAGGATAGTGATGAATATCTAGAGCATAGAGATTCTGCAAGGTTAACTTGCCTTACATGGTTTTACAGAGAACCAAAAAAATTTACTGGTGGCACTTTATACTTTCCTTTGTGGGGCACTGAAATTGAATGTAAAAATAACAGAGTCATATGTTTTCCATCGATGATTCCTCATGGGGTAACTAAAGTTAGTATGGATAAAAATGATATGGGTAAAAAACTTGGAAGATTTGTTATGACACAATTTTTGATGCTTGACACAGACAGTGTAACTGCTATATAATGTACAAATTAGGGGGAGTACAAAAGATCTCTAAGTAGAAAGAGTGCCCCCTTACTAATTTTAATTTATTATGAGCATTGGTCTTACAAAATTAAATCATCCCACGTTAGGTGAAATTATCTTTCACAGGTGGCGTGGTCATGTATCTTCACATAAGCAAGATATCATTGAACATCATTTATCTCATCAAAACTTTAAGTGGGGATTTACCAAGTCAACTATTGTTGAAGGAACTAATCCAAAAGAATTTGAAAAATTTGATGACATATCTATTCTTGCACATCCTTTAATTGTAGATAACAAAGTTACTTCTGATTATTTTGGTGGGTTGATTGAAAATATTGAGATAGAAGATCTTATTAACAGACACCATTTGTCTGGAGAAATTCTTCGTGCTCAGGTCAACCTATTCATTAAACGTGATAAAATTGTAAATCCATGTCCTCATATTGACGTTAGAAAAGTTCCTCATTTCAGTATGCTTTACTATGTGAATGATGCTGATGGAGATACAATTTTTTATGACAAATCTGAACACAATTCTAATGAAGAACTTGGTGAAATGAAAGAGTGGCGAAGGGAATCGCCAGAGAGGGGAGATATTTTAATTTTTGATGGTAGAATTTATCACAGTCCATCTTGTCCTGTTGAATCTACCCATAGAATTAGTGTTAACTTTGATATGCTAAAATGATATTTTGGATCGGTTTCACCCTCATGGTTCTCAATGAGGGTTTTGTTATGATGAGACACGTTGCACCGTGGTTCGGAAAACAAAGACAAAAATTTATTGATAAGTATGGTGCAAACGTATGGTACAGATTTCATGGCACCTTAGATTATACTTGGATAGGACTTGTGACTATTGGATTGATAGTCAATCCTAATAGGATACTACATATTGCAGCATTATCAATTTTTTGGTTTGCATCATTTTTAATATTCTATTTACCTAGATGGATCAAGTGAATTATAACTATCCTTTATATGCACCATATTGGAAGGTTGACCTTTTCAAAAAACCATGGTACAGTACATTTAAATCCCTTTTCAAAATGATCAATGTCAAAGACAACGAAGACGGTTCGTTCACGGTCGAGTGGGACGAAAACGACGAAAACGAAAGTTTCTTCAACGACTGGACAAAAGAAGACTTCACGAGGTTCTTCCGTCTCTGTGCAGAGCGTGAAAACGCAAAAGAACTTGGAGAAGAATCTCAAAAACTTAACAACGAAGAAAGTTAGAAAGACTAGAATTGATAAGAAACCAGTATTTACTAAAGTTAAGTCTGGTGATCTATGGGAATTGGGTAATGGTAACGGCAATATAAAGAATACAATGCCTTGGTATCTTCATCCAGTTGATAAAGATACATTTAATAGGTCATGGTTTAGAGATTATGATGATGCATGTAAACAAATTACAAGATTAAAATTAAGACCTGAACAATACACTCTAACAAAATATAATGGATGAAGGATTTCCCGACAAGAGAGTTTATTACACTCCTACAAAATTGCCAGAGACTCTTATAGAGTCAATGAAAGAATATTGTGACCAATTAGAATATCAAGATGGAGAAGTTTTTGGTCTAAAAGAAAATGATGAGGCGTTTGTACGATTGGATACTAGGAGATCTAAGGTTGCTTGGATCAACTGGGATGAATGGATTCCTGGTATCATGCACAGTATGATGATTTCTGCAAACGAATGTTATTTTAAATATGATCTAAGACATTTTAAAGATAAAATACAATCGACTGTTTATAATGGTGGAGGAGAGCATAAAGATTTTTATGGTTGGCATGTAGATGGTGGGAGAACACATATTATTGAAGGAGTAGAAATGGAAAGAAAGTTATCCATTTCATTACTTCTTAGCGATCCTGATGAATATGACGGTGGTGAATTGGAATTTAGATATTATGGTGATAATTATTCTTTTGTTAAACCCGATGCGGGAACTGGGGTAATCTTTCCATCTTGGTTACCTCATAGAGTTCATCCTGTTAAGTCTGGTGTAAGAAGATCTCTGGTTGCTTGGATGGATGGTCCTTGTTTTAAATAATATATAATATAGTTTTTGATAACATAATGGCAGAAAATAAAAGAAATTCTTCTCAGGCACATCGTGATTTTAAAAAGGTTGCAGATGATTATTTTAATCAACCTGGTGCAGTAGAACAAAATTGGAATGTCCCTCAAGGATATGATGGTGAACCATTGAGTCCTAAAGGTAGAGAACTTAAAGCAATTCTTGAAGAAGAAAGACTTTGGAAAGAGGATAGTAGATGGAGAGCAAAAAATAGACTTCAAGATAACTTAGCATGGATTCTTGATCACCAAGAAGATGATGAAGATGCGGAGTATGCTTACAACACTCTTATAGAAATTGCTCAGAACGTAGCAACATATCACAATGAAGCAGGAAAAAAAGCAGAACGACTCGTCAAAATCTTACAAGATCCCACCATCATTAAAGAGTGAGTGGGAATCATATCTATCTGTGTGTGAATCTCTTGAAGTAGAACCTTCAGTGCGGAGGTTTCTCAGATACAATGAATTGTATCCGTATAAATAAACTTGTAGCAAATAGTGTGATTTCGTGGGAACAAGAAAAATATCTCAGTTGGATGTTATTTCAGATGCTAATCTCTCAGGAGAAGGTATCCTACCCGTTGTGGTGTCTGATCCTTTGATTCCCAACAGAAAAGTTAAAATCAACCAACTTCATAAAGGGGTTGCCCAAGGTACAAAGGCAGCACCTGGTTTATGTTTCGATTTAGACCGAGATACTGGTCTATATCAAAGTGCTTATGATGAAATAGGTCTTGGTTTTGGTAATAGTGGTTTATATATGACTACTATTTCAAATTCAGAGAGTTATAAATCTCTGTACATTACTGCAGTACATGATACCGCAACTAATGCGGATATTGTCCTTTCACCAAAAGGAACTGGTGCTGTAAAAATTACAGGTAACTTCATCATCTCAGATCAAACTTTTACTCTTGAGGATGCTCAAGGTCCGAAAGCAAGATTTGAGGTAAGTAATGTTGGTACTGGTACTAATACCAGAATTATGACATTGCCTGCTATCACTTCTGGTAATGGTACAACTTTAGTTGGTGATGATACATCACAAACATTAAGAAACAAGACCATTCTCATTGATGAAGATAGTCTTGTTATCACTGATGGTGCTGAAGAAGCAGTCTTTCAAATTAACTGGGCAGAAACTTCTGGTACTAGAAGATCGTATTTCTTACCTGATGCAGGTACAGTAACAACGACTCTTGAACCAACTGCAACTTCATCAACTTTACTTGATACAAAGGCAGAGCAAACTGTCCTCAACAAAACTTTTGTAGACCTGTCACTTGTTGCTGACTCTGAACTTAACACTTCTACTGCAACCTTTAACACGGATGCACTTACAGCAAACAGAATAATCAGTGTACCTGATACTAACCTCACATTGGTTGGTACAGATTCAACACAAATTCTTGAAAACAAATCTATTGAAAACTTGATTCTTCAGGATTCTGGAGACAATAGTAAAAAGATTACTTTTTCTATTGACAATCAAAACTCATCATCAAACCAAACCTTTGAGTTCCCTCAAACTGGGGTTCTAAATAATGGTGGAAGCAACAATATTTTTGTATCTGAAGCGGCAACTCAAACTTTATCGGGTAAAACTTTAGTTAACCCTAGTATTAAGAACACTACTTCAAGTACTAATATTCTCACAATTAACGCAGACAACATTACTGCGAATAGAACCATCAGATTCCCAGACGCTGATGCGACTTTACTTTCTACGACAAACGTAAATGTCGATGACATCACATTTGGTTCTGGTATTGGTGCTGCTACTCTAATTGGCAGAACCAGACAACAACAGTTTTTCTACGCAGGATTCTAATTATTAACAATGGCAAATCAAGGACTTCTCGCACAACTTAAACCAACTGCAAACACCGATACGGTGTTATACAGAGCACCCATTGACGCATCTGCTAGTACGGTGTTGACTATCGCAAACGACGGAACAGGTTCCGCTTATGATGTTGCAGTTAAAGATTACGATCAAAAACTAACTCTTGATGCATCAACCTACAAATTGCACAAGGGAGATGTTCTTACTTCATATTATATTACATTAAATACAAACTTAACTAACAACACTGCTGTTACTGTTGGTGAATCAATTACGACTACAGATGCAGAAAAAACTTTTAAGTTTGAATCATTTTATATTCCCCCTCTTACTACAAAGTTTGTAAAAGCAATTTCTATTAGAGAAATACCATTAGAATCTGTAAGTGGAACATGGGTTGTAGGAGATACAATCACCAAAGGAACTGCTCCAAACACTGCTACAGCAACAGTATTTGGAATTGATGAAGGAACAACAACAGATACAATTTATGTTGGACCTACAACTCTTGCTGGAACTGGTACTGAATTTGCTGCAGGTGATAGTGTAACTGGAACAGGCGGTGGTGCTGGAACTATTTCTGCTTCGCCTGCTATCACCACTGCTCAAGAAGAATTCTGTTTCTCTGATACTGCTGGTGGCACATACAATATGCACGTTGGTGTTGATCAACTTGAATTACAAGATGATCGTACTTTTAGATTTGATGTTTCTGACTCATCGATGACTGGTAGAGATTTTAAAGTATCTGAAACTATTAATGGTGAGTATGGTCCTGATGGTGATTTCTCTCAGACAGCAGACAATGGTACAGAATACACAACTGGAAAAACTACCAATGGCACTGCTGGATCTAGTGGTGCATATGTGCAGTATGATTTTTCTGGTAGTGTAACTCCAGATCCTCTGTATTTCTACGATGGTGGTACTGGCACAGCATCTAATGCTAATTATGGTGGTGCTGATCGTTCTATTGAAATGGCAGATGAATATTCATACACTGGAATGTATATCTATGACAAAGTTGGAACTCTTGTCAACAACACAGATACTTTCTTGATTGATGGTACAACCTATACAATTACAGGACAGGTTGCTGGTGCTTATGGATACGTTAAAGACTACACTGGTTCGGTGTTAAAGTTCATCAAAGGAATTAATTCTTCTGACTGGTCTGGATCTGATACATTTAGGGACGTTCCTAAATTAAATACAGCAATTAGAACAACAGCAACTATCAACAGTGTTGATGTTGCATCTGCAGCAGTAGAAGCATCTAACTACATTACTCAAGGTGTTAGCAATGGTAATAATGAAGTTGATAAAATCACTTCATTAGTTGTTGGACCTGGTGAAGTTCTTGTTGTGAAGTCAACAACTGCAGATAATGTTTTCAGTCTCATTGGATTTGAAGATGGTTCAACTTCAATTACGACTAGAGTATTCGGTCAATCATAAATAATCAAAAGGCAGTATAAGAAATGGCACTTACCAGGCTAAAGAATATTATTACGTCCAGAACTGGACGTATTATCTACGTCAACCCTGATGACTTTGATGCCTCAGATGCTATTGACAACAGAGGGAACTCTGCACTGCGACCTTTCAAGACTATTCAAAGAGCATTTCTTGAGGTTGCTAGATTTTCATACAGAGTTGGTCTTAGTAATGACGAGTTTGATGCTTTTAGTATCATGCTCTATCCCGCAGAGTATATTGTAGATAATAGACCTGGCGAAGTTTTATATACCAATGTTCCCCCTATTGATTCAAACTCAAACTTAGACATTACATCATCAAATAATGTTCTGTACAAGTATAACTCTGTTGAAGGTGGCATCATCGTTCCCAGAGGTTGTTCCCTCGTTGGTACTGACCTGAGACGTACGAAAATTATTCCTAAGTATGTTCCTTACCCAACAACTCTTGGTAATGAAATTTTAAGTGAATCTGATGTACCAGGTAGAACTGCAATCTTCAAAGTAACTGGTGGTACATACTTCTGGCAATTTTCATTCTTCGATGGTGCAGAGGAGGGTGTATATTATAGACCTGGTAGCACCAATACTCTTGCTCCTAAGTTTTCTCATCATAGACTAACTTGTTTTGAGTTTGCTGATGGTCTAAATCCATTATCAACTCTTATTTCAAATGGAACTGTTCCAAATGAAGATTACACAGCAATTCCAAATATTCAAGAAAGAACTGACTTAGAAATATATTATCAGAAAATATCTAAAGCATTCGCAACTATTCCCGATACATCTGGTGATCCTACTGCTGACCAAATTCAGGCAAGAGTTGAAGAAAACAGAATTGTTGGTCCTATTAGTGATGAATATAGAGTTCTTCAGATAACTCGTAATGGTAATACTGCTACAGCAGTTACTGTTGATGAATTTGATAACCCAAGAGATCATGGATTCTCTGTTGGCGTGAACATTAATATATCTGGTGTTAGTGGATCTACTGGTCCTTCATCTGAAGCAGACACAGGACTTTATAATGGTTCTTTTACAGTTACATCTGCATCTAATAACGTATTTACATATCAGATGACAGCAGAACCCTCAGGTAACGCTGTTGGTTCAAACATAACTGTTAAGACTGAGATTGATACAGTCGACTCTGCATCACCTTACGCTTTCAACCTATCACTAAGATCAGTGTGGGGTATGAATGGTATGCATGCTGATGGTTCTAAGGCAACTGGTTTCAAATCAATGGTTGTGGCACAGTTCACTGGACTATCACTACAGAAAGATGACAGAGCATTTGTAAGATTTAATAGTTCAACTGGTAACTATGATGTGGCAGTGTCTGGTGATGGTGCCCACTTGGATGGATTTGCTGAATATCGCAAGGGATGGGGACATGAGCACATTAAGTGTTCTAATGACTCATTCATTCAGGCAGTTTCTGTATTCGCTGTGGGATATCAAGGACACTTCACTGCACTAAGCGGTGCTGATATGTCAATCACCAACAGCAATAGTAACTTTGGTAACACTGCTCTAAGATCAGCAGGTTTCAAAGCAAAAGCATTTTCTAAAGATAAAGCGGGTGAACTGACTCATATCATCCCACCTAAATCACTTGCTGCTATATCTACAACTGCCACAGGTGCTTCGGGGTCAAATCTCATTACTCTTGCTGATGATGGATCTGTTAATGGTATTATTCAAGGTTTAACTGTTTCTGGTGATGGTATTGGTGATAATGCCACTGTTGTATCTTTTAACACAAACACTAGAGTTATTACCTTATCTGTTAACAACAGTGCTCTTGTTAATGGTAATGTTATTTTTGGTGAAGAGACAGGTGTTAACTGGGTAAACATTGACATTCAAAGAACTAGAGTTGTAAATGCTGCACTCGCTGGTCAAGGTCAAACACCAGGCACAAGACTATACTTATATGGTTATACTGTTGAGGCATCTCCACCAACAACAAGGGTACAGGGTTTTACAGTTGGTGCAAGACAAGACGGCACAGGTGCAAATGCAATTCCTGATAAATTAAATTGCTTACTAGTTTCTAGTGGAGAATCCGAGGCAAGTGTAAAGAGTGCATTCATATCTCCATATGGTCCTTCTGTTTCTGGTCTAAAAGCAGGTGTAGTTGGTTCGCCTCTACAATATGATGCAAACACATATACTGTTGGTGGTGTTCCAAATACTATTGGTGGTTGGTATCTTTCTGTAGATTCTGCTAACAATGGAATTTACACAGATATCACATCTAACAGTCAATACGACAATGTAAACTTCACTCCTACAACATTCCTTAAGAGGATTGCTGATGGTAGAGACCTTCAGGATAGAACATTCCGTGTTCGTATGAAGATTGATAAGGATAAAACTAATCCTCTTCCTCGTGATCCGTTGTCTGGTTATGTAATGCAACCATTGAATAGCGATACAACTAACTATAAACTATCTAAGTGTTATTACATCTATGATATTGAGGTAGTTCAAGAATTCGAAAGAGGTACTTCTGATGGAATCTACTATCTTACCTTGCTTTGTGGATCTATTAGCCCTTCAACTTCTAATTTTAACGACAGAAAATTCAGTCAAAATGTCAACGAAGTCTATCCTACGTTTGACAGAGACAACCCTGTTGCTGACCCTGTTGCTGCTGTATCCGTCGCTGACAATGAAACTATCGGACTTGTAAATGCAACAGATGGTGCAACACCAACTCCTAATAAAGATCCTAAGCGTTCTATTACTAAAGAATGTATTGAGTTTCTTTTAGCAGATAATGGTTGGACACAACCAGGCACAACACCTGCATGGGATTCTGTTAATGCTGAATTATCTGATATAGAATTAACTGCTCGTGCTGGTGATGAAGAAGAGAGAAAGATCAACATTCGTGAGAACAATGACGGAACTGTTGCTCCTATCCCCATTGAGTTTAGACGGCACTCAATTTTAAGATCAGGTAACCATACATTTGAATATCTTGGTTTTGGTCCAGGTAACTACTCAACTGCATTCCCTCAAACTCAGGTAGAAACACTTTCTAAAGATCAGATCAGATTCTCTCAGTCTATTAAAGAAGAAGCGGGTGTTGCTTTCTACTCTGGTCTTAACTCAAATGGTGACCTATTCATTGGTAACCAAGTTATCAACCCAGTTACAGGTCAGATCACTAATGAAGATATTGCACAGTTAAATGTTGTTGGTGAAGAGAACACAACCATCGAAACATTCTCTGAGTTAGTTCTTACTGATAAACTTACAGTTATTGGTGGTGCATCTAACCAGTTAGAATCTATCTTTGCTGGTCCTGTTACATTCCAAGGATTATCAACCTTTACTAATAATCTTCAAACTAAAAAGTTCACTTACTTCAACCAAGATGGTACGGTTCTAAAACAAACTTTACTTGCTCCTGAACTTGCAAACGGTCAACCAAACTTTGCTAACATTACAGGATATGATACACCAGGCGATGGTGACCTTGTTTATAACCAAAATTGGTCGCCAGGTAAATCTCTTGGTTGGATATACAGCGATAATTATTGGCATGAGTTTGGTTTAACTAATACTGGTGATATTAATATTTCATCTGAAGATACTGGGGCACGGATAGGTATCGGTGTTGCTCCTCATGCTAGTTACAAAGTTGCAGTAACTGGTGATGTTAAAGTTGATGGTGACCTTGTTGTTACTGGAAGAGGTACAGTTGCATCCGATAAGTACATTACAAGGACATATCAAGGTGATGGATCAACACTTACATTTGCAATTACCACATATAATCCTGGTCCTAATGGTGGTATCCTACACTCTGCAAGTTCTGTTCTTGTATTCTTAAATGGTGTTGCTCAAGTTGGTGGTGCTTCTGGTGCTTCTGGGGTAAACTTTAGTGTAGATACTCAAGGTGCAAATATTGTATTTGCAAGTGGAAATGCACCACAGTCAACAGACGTAATTCATATTGTAGAATTTCCTATCTAAATAGAAGAGGGGGATTAGGTAAAAACATATGTCAACAACAAGAATTAGCGATAATCAAATCGCAACTACTACCCAAGCAATTGTTGATACACTCTCATTCTTAGATGGTGAAAGTGTGTTTAGACTTCCTTCGGGTACTAATGCACAGAGACCTGGCACACCTGCTCTTGGTACTATAAGGTACAACTCAGAGCAAGACACTGCTGAAATTTATGTAAATGATAATGGTGATGGTGTCAATGGTTGGATTCCTGTTGGTGGTGGAGGAGGTCCAAGTTTAGGTGGAGATAGTGTAATTAGAACTCATCCTGATACAATCGTAGAAGACTCTGTTATCGGTGCCTCTTCTGGTGCTGAGTTTATGAGAGCATTTACTGTTGGACCTGTAACTGTAGCAAATGGTGTATCAGTTACAGTTGAGACTGGTGCAGTTTGGAAAGTCATTTAAGGAGGAATTATGGCAGGTACATTTGAATGCGAAACCGTTAACGTAACCAACATGGTTCCAACTACCATGTCCATGGGTAAGTTAATCATGGATATGAAAGACAACTCAACTAGACCTAGTAGTCCTGTTACTGGACAGATGATATATAATTCATCTCAAGAGAGAGCAGAGGTTTGGACTGGAAGTGAATGGAAGATTTTAGGGTTGAGACTTACCTTCCCTGTCTGGACTGATTCAACTAAACCTAGTACATCTGGTCTTCCTAATGGGTATGCTGGATGGAATACAGATCAGGAAACTTTACAGGTCTGGAATCAGTCCACAAACAAGTGGCAACCTGAGTAACCCCAATTTTATAAATAAAAACAAGAACAACGAAGAATAGTTATGTCATCGATTACAGTAGGAACTCTTACTTCAACCACTGTGAATGTGAGTGGAAACATTCAAATGACAAACGGCATGGTATTGCCGTCATTTACTACTGCTGGTAGACCTGGTTCTCCTACAGCAGGTCAGATGATATACAACTCAACAGAGCAAGATGTTGAAGTGTGGACAGGCAGTGCTTGGAAACCATTTTTAGGTCAAGGATTAAGAAACTGGACAAACTCTACCAGACCTAGTTCTCCTGTTAATGGTGACGTTGGATGGAATACTGAAGAAGAAGTTGCTGAAATTTATATTGCTAACGATGCAGAGTGGGTGCCAGTTGGATCAGGTGGTAAAGCAGATCCTGGTGAAGTTCTATTCGTTAGTGTTGGACAACATAGTTGGCAAGTACCTGATGGTGTTGAAGCGGTATCTGTTGTTGCTATCGGTGGTGGCGGCGGTGGTGCTGGAGACCATGATGGTGGCGGTGGAACAGGTGGAGGATTAGGATGGCGTAATAATATCACAGTCACGCCAGGTAGTAGTATAACTGTTCGTGTGGGTGCTGCTGGTCCTGGTGGAGATAACGAAAACAGCAATGGACAGAATGGTGGTGAGTCATGGTTCCAGAGCACTGGTCAAGTACGAGGTGGTGGCGGTAGAGGTGGTCGTGGTAACTATGATGGATCTAATCTACCTGGTGGAGATTATTCTGGTCAAGGTGGTGGAAGAGGTGGAGATAATAACTACGGTGGAACATGGAGAAACGGTGGAACTGGTGCTGGTGGGTACACTGGACGTGGTGGTGAAGCAGCAATTCCTTACAACAACCCTGGTCAACCTGGATCTGGCGGTGGCGGCGGTGCTGGTGCTGGTGGAAACAACTACTTCATGGGAGGTGGAGGAGGAACAGGCATCTATGGTCAAGGTCCAAATGGATCTGGTGGACCTTTCGGTGCTAACCCCGCAAGACCTGGACAAGGTGGATCTGGTGGACAACCTGGATATAACCAACCTGCTCCTAGAGGTAATACTCGTGGTAATGGTGGTATCTACGGTGGTGCTGGTGGTGGAACCTACTATGGCAACAACCAAGGTGGTCGTGGTGCTAATGGTGCTGTTAGAGTTATTTGGGGTGATGACAGTGTTAATAGACAATTCCCTAGCACAAACACCAGTTCAGGTTCATCTATCACAGTACAGCAAGTTTAAGTGTGACAATCAAAATAAGTGGCACAAGGGGGTTTACATACCCCCTTTTTTGTGGCATAATATTGAGGAACTGATTTATAATCATGCCTCAATTTACTCTCATCTGTACCGATGAGGATCAAACTGTTACAACTAAAGAATTCGAAGCAACCATTCTTGAAGATGTTGTAGGTAAAACTGAAGACTTTCTCAGAGGTGTTGGTTATGTTTTTGAAGAACTAAACACCGAAGTAACTCACAGACCAAAAGTAAAACCAGAGAAAAAAACAAGCGGTATTCACGATGAATATATGTCTGTTTACAGAAATGTAGACTGATACATATTACAGTAGTTTAGCGTAACCTTAACCTACACACAATGGGTAAAACTTTCAGGCGTGGTGGTAGTGAACAGGGGTATTATTCTCCTGGTAAATCTATCAGGGATAAACGACAAAAGGGAGGAACCAACCGACAAACTTGGGCACAAGAAAACAATGACAACAATCAACCCCAAACTAATAGGAAACGAAAATTTAACCGATCCAAAGACAGTGGTGGATGGTAGTGAAGTTTCCATGACATCCCCCGATGGTTCTGAAACTGAACTGCGGTTTGTTTTTGATGAAGATAAGTTTAATAGTGCTTTAACACTATTTGCTGAATCCGTCCATAAACCAGATCCTAAACTTAGGAACTGTGCCCATAATCAAAATTGTTATCACGAATTAATGTACATTCGTGAATACATACTTGAACATATCAATTCATTGAGACATTAATGACCATTGGCATTCACTCAGCAATCCTTATCAAGGATCAAAAAATGATATTAAAAGACGCATTACTTTTGTATGTTTCCGACTTGCAAAAGAAACATTTTGGTGCTAAAGTGATTGACGAAGATGTATACCTCTCTAAGATGAAAGAGGTAGAGGAAATTGTTAAGACGCTAAGACTTGACGATCTTTACAAGTATAGGTGAGTGACGGTTGAAGAACCTGCACACATCTTCACACATCACTCTAAATTTACGTTATATTAATCATGTTCAACAAAGACATTCGCCTATTGAATAAAGTCATCCGCTTGGGAGAAAGCGGTAAAGTCCAGTATACGGACGAAGAACTGATTAAGTTAAAGAAAAAACGTAATCAGTTGCGTGATTGGAAACAATCTGCTAAAATTTCACAATCCAACGGTTTCGGACACAACAATGACTAAATCACTAAAAGTCGAATATGATGAGCAGTTTGACAACTGCCAAGAGCAAGAGGACGATTGGGTTTCCTCAGTTATCGGATCTGATGCCGATGCAATTTATGACGTACTTTCAGAAATCAAATGACCACTATTCCAACTTACGATTTTCCACACTCACCTATTCTTTGGTTGGGTTTTCTTGGCATTGCAGTAGCACTTTTTACTGTATACACAGTAAACAAAGCATATTTCAATTCGCCTCTTAATAAATGAAAGACAACAACCGTTATAAGGTTTGTTGGATCAGTGAACCTATAGTAAATGGTTTCTATTCACAACATGAAGCAGTCGTCTTTGGTCTTGATTCTGTACAACATATCATTGAAAATGTTGTACCTAAGGATCAAGGGTGGGACGTAATACCAATGTAATACAATGACAACAAAAGAACCTAACGTAGTAGAAGACTACGAAAATCTTAATTTACTTTTTGGTGTAGATTTTACTGCACACGAAATCAATGAAAATCTTCTATTCAATAGTGAGTTATTGAATCGTTGCCGTAAAGAATGTCAACCGATTGATAAATTGGTTGTTGCCTATGGTGGCAAGATGGTTACGAATGTATTGGAGTTAATTGATATTAATACAGTACATCCAGCAGGTAAAGAGATAAAGAACAATGTGACTAATGAAGTTTTACCTAAAGGATTTCAAATTCGTGTAGATGTTAATATCAATGAAAAACAAAAGAATAATATTCTTAACGATATTTGGGATGGATATTGGAATCCTAGTAGACCTGCAATGATACTGTTTCGTTTACCTAAAGAGTATCAATATACTGATAAAGATGGTAACCGAGTAGTCTGGGGTATTGTTGATGGGTCACATCGTTTTGCTGCTGCGGGTGATGCTAACCAAGAAAGTGTTATCACTTGGTTGATTGACATGGAAATTAGTAAAATTCGTAAGTTTGCTAATGCTGAACTAAACAGAGTTGACTGTCCCCAATTAGGAAGAAGTCCTGAAGATGTTGCTGCAGCAATTTGTAACGATATTTTGGATGAAGAATCCGATATCTATACAAAACTTGAAAATGCAGAGGATGGAGAAAAAGATAAGATTTTGCGTGATGAGATAAGGACTTATCATTATAGTCATCACAAAGAGATTGATGCTATTCTTCGTAAGATTCAACATAATCCTAACGTAGTTGTTGATCGTAAACAGTATGGTTCAGATCAAATGAAGAACTATATTGCAGAACATGTAATCAACTGGAGTAAAACTAGTGAGGATTACCATGATTATGTTAGTGATAAAGGTGTAAGGATTATTGTTAAACAAGGACAAGGTGAGAGTCACATAACTGTTGCACATCATATATGTAAGTTGCAGAGCAGTAATAAACCTATCACTGTTGCGTTCACAGTTGATAAAGCACGAAAATTAACCAAAGAAAATGCAGAGGCAGAAAGGCGACAATTTATAAACAGAGTAAATGAAACTATTAAGGAAATTTATAAAGCAGGAAAACTAAGGTACGAGGATGGGACATTTATAAATCCTAGTTGGGTTTGTTTCCCTGAACTTGCTGATGAATTTGATGATGGTCTAATCACCATAGTGTGACAATCGAACAACCTACACAGCACTCTACACAAGGGTGCTGTTTTAGTTTATATTATTAACATCTAAACAAAGCACAATGTTTGAATCAATCTTCTCTACTGGCACGTTACGCAACTACATTGACTCTAACGTACAAGATCCTTGGGAAGATACTCCGTTCAAGGGTTATGTTTTTATGTCACCAAAACAAAAAGGTGAATTTGGAGAGAGATTTGTATCATACTATATGCTAATTGCTGACCATGCTGTAAAACGTGCAGAGACATCAACTGCAGGTCACGATAGAATAATTGATGGTATAAAAACAGAGATTAAATTCTCACTTGCCACTCGTAACAAGAAGGGTGGGGTGAATAAAGATAAATTTATTATCAATCATGTTTCTGTAGGTAAAGACTGGGAGAGACTCATTTTCTGTGGTATCAATCCTAATGAAAAAGATGCTCGCATTGTGTTTATTACTAAAGAAGATTTTGAAGCACACCTCAAGAGTGATGATTGTTTATTCAATGTTCAACAAGGTGGTAAATCTATTGGTAATGATGACTACATTTGCACAAAAGTCAATCTTCTGCTAGAATGTGATTTCGTGAAGGATATTTCTGAATGGTAAATTTATGACTAGTTTATTGCTCGGTGATTGTTTGGATTTGTTACCTACAATTGCAGATGATTCAGTTGATATGGTGTTGGTAGATTTACCTTATGGTACAACTGCATGTAAGTGGGATAGTATTATCCCATTAGATAAACTATGGAAAGAATATAATAGAGTATGTAAAGAGGATGCTGCAATGGTGTTTACTGCTGCTCAACCATTTACTACTGTCCTAGCATCATCTAATATTTCTAATTTTAAATACGAATGGATATGGGAAAAACCTCAAGGAACTAATCCCATGAATGCCAAAGTTATGCCATTAAAATCACATGAGAATATATTGGTATTCTATAGAAAGAAACCAACATATAACCCTCAAATGTGGTATTCAACTCCTTACAGTGGATTTAAATCTGATACTGCAAAGATTGGTGAAGTTTATGGTGAAGCACAATCTAGACACAGAGACAATCCTGAAGGATCACGCTATCCTAAAACTGTATTAAAGTATAAGCAAGAAAAGGGATTACATCCTACACAAAAACCAGTAGGGTTGATGGAATATTTAATCAAGACATACACCAATAAAGGTGAAACAGTCCTTGATAATACTATGGGAAGTGGTACAACTGGAGTTGCATGTGTTAATACAGATAGAAACTTTATAGGGATAGAAAACGATGAAAAGTATTACAACATAGCAAAAGATCGCATAGGATCTTTAAGTAACCCTCTTACAGAATTATTTTAATGAGAGACACAATTCTATTCGGTGACTGCAGAGACACCTTAAAACAATTTGATGAACAGGCAAGAATGTGTGTAACATCACCACCTTACTATGGTCTAAGAGACTATGGTGGGGAAGACTCACAAATAGGACAAGAGCAAAGTCCTGAAGAGTTTATTGATGAGTTAGTTAAAGTATTTCGAGAAGTAAGAAATATACTTACTGATGATGGAACTTTATGGGTCAATATAGGAGACTCTTATTATAATTATAGAAGTGATGGTAATTACCCAAAACAAACAGTAAGTAAAACTAGACAAGATTTACCTACTAAAACACCTGTTAGAGGGAATAAATTAAAAGGATTAAAGAGTAAAGATTTAATTGGTATACCTTGGATGTTGGCATTTGCATTAAGGAAAGATGGATGGTATTTAAGACAAGATATTATCTGGCATAAACCTAATCCAATGCCTGAAAGTGTGAGAGATAGATGTACTAAATCCCATGAATATATCTTCCTATTGAGTAAGAATAAGAACTATTATTATGACAATGAAGCAATTAAAGAACAAGCAAAAGACTGGGGCACTAGAGATCGTAGTAAAGGGAAGTATCATAATCCTGGCACTGGTTTATCCCCTCATACTGGGTTAACTAAGTCTTACGAAAAGAAGAATAAAAGATCAGTATGGACAGTAAACAAGAAACCGTATAAGGGTGCCCACTTCGCTACATATCCACCTGAACTAATTGAACCTTGTATCCTCTCAGGAAGCGAGAAGGGTGACATCATACTAGATCCATTCATGGGATCGGGAACAACTGCTGCAGTAGCAAAATCACTAGGTAGAGACTATATTGGATGCGAGTTGCATGAAAATTATGGTGACCTGATTAAGAAGAGAGTAAGTGAGTATCATGTACCAGTTGAAGAAGTGGCACACAATGGACTGACACACCTTTTGAATGATGTATAATAATATTGTTGGAGGGATAAAGGTTCTACTGCCCGAACTCAGCAAGGGTTCAATCATTTTGGATACGGCATACATTGGCATCCCTGAGACTTTAATTAGACTTGGTAAACAAGTTAGCATAAGTCAGACATCTGCCAATGTACACTCCTTATATGATTACTTGCTGTTTAGTAGGGGTTCAGGTGTAAGCGATTCCCAGTAGGTAAATTTGGGCATATAGGTGAAACCTATGTTGATGCCCCTTTCCCTCTAACATTCTTTTCACTTTGATTTACTACATTGACAACAACAACACCTCGCAAACGTAGGACACGCAAAACAACAACTGCGAAACCTAAGCAAGATGTTATTAAGGTGGAAACAAAGAAAAGAAATCTAACTGAGTTGAATGGACTTGAGTTAGTGATCTTACCTCTAGTATATCTGGAGGGATTTGTTAAACTACTTCTAAAGGAGACAGGTGTGACTGTGTGACAGTCATCGAACTGTCCAAACCCCTTGACACTAGGGGTTTTTTCATGTAAACTTATAGTATTGAAAGATTGATTTATGAACTTGAGACCACATCAGCAAAGAGCATACGACAAGATGACCACAGAAAAGTCAGGTCAAATCATCGTGCCTACTGGTGGTGGTAAAACTTATATTATGATTGCAGATTGCAAGAGGTTGGTAACAACAACTCCACGCAGTCCTCAGACTATTGTTGTAGTTGCACCACGCATATTGCTTGCTAATCAGTTATCTAACGAGTTTGAATCAGAGATCAAAAATTGCAAGATTGCCCACGTTCACAGTGGTGAAACTCATCACTTCAGCACAACTAAAAGCATTGAGTTGACACACTGGAACAGCATCAATCCACAGTATGATAAGTTAATCTTTACTACCTATCATTCACTCAACAGAGTATTAGATAGCATGGTAAATATTGACAGAATATATTTTGATGAAGCACACAATAGCACTGGTAAGTCATTCTTTGAGCAGATCAAAAGAGTTGCTGCCAGTGGTATTGAGAGATTTTTCTTTACTGCTACACCACGCATTTCACGTTCTAAGCACAATGTAAGTGCAGAGAGAGGCATGAATAATGCTCAGGTATATGGTAACATACTAGAGCAAACTGACGCTAAAGAGTTGATTGATAGCGGTTCTATCTTGTATCCCAAAGTTATACCATTTGAGACAGACAGAGAGCGTACCAGACAGAATGCACATGAAGTTGATTCTGACAACTTAAAGGACATACTTACAAACATTACTGACAACAATCCAAAGGTAATTGTGAGTGCTCCAACAACAAGAATACTCTGGAATATGCTCTCACAAACTGATATTCAGTCATGGTTATTTGAGCGTGATTATAACATCATGCACATCACATCTAAGCATGGTGCTATTATCAATGGTACAAAAGTTGGTAGAGAAGAGTTCTTCAATACTCTCACAGAGTGGGGTAAAGATGATGCTAAGAAGTTTGTAATATTCCACTATTCTATACTATCAGAGGGTATCAATGTTCCTGGTTTGACTCATTCAATTATGCTTAGAAACTTGCCTACAATTGAAATGGCACAAACAATTGGTAGAGTTATCAGGATTCATCAGCAAGATGCAAGTGACATGAAATCAGGCAAGATTCCTGTTGGTCAGTTCAACTTGTATCGTAAAAAGCATGGTCAGATCGTGGTGCCTATGACTGGTAAGTATGGTAAGAGAATCGCAGACAGACTTCAGTCTGTTGTGTCATACATCTTTATAGAGGGTGTCCCACCTCTAGCATACGTTTAGCGGAGGATTTTAAAATGAGTGCAACTTGGACAGTTATCCCATGGTCAATACTCAAAGATTTAACTATGAGTTATCGTGACTTAAGGGACACATTGAATAGACTAGACGAGGATCATCTAGACCAGACAGTCACGTTATATTCACTTCAGGATGATGATTTTGTACCTGCCATTATGACAGATTATACAGATGAAAGCACTCTTGAACATCTTGACTCAGATCACCTAGTTATCACGTTTTGATGTGCCAGTTTGACAAAGTGTCCACTCATTGCACCATTGGGGTGTATGTGTGGTTATAATAAGTACATAACAAACAAACTTCTCACATGGACAAAACTCAAATCATTATTAACAGAATACTACAAGTTGAAAACTTTCAAAATGTTGCTTGTGTATGTGCTAACTGGGCAGAATTCGTTCAAGAGTTAGCAGAGTGGGGTGTTGATGGATGTGCTAAAATCGATTTTGATGATCCTGAATTAGACATCCCAACACTTGATAAGTTCATGGTATCTGAAAATGGATATATCAGGGAGGTTGCTTAAATGTATACTACTAAAGACTTTAACAAAGATGTGGCACATCTAAGAGATCTCATCAAAAAATGTGATGATCTCATCGCTAAACAAGATCGTCATACAGATCACTTAATCAAACAATTCAATGGAGGTAAGTAATGAACAGTCTTAAAGAATTCGTTGACTATGTTGCATCTTTTTACCTACCTAGTCACCCCGATGTTTTATATCCTATAGAGGGATTGACAGAACAGAAAATTTATGATGCTTTTTACATCTACAAACATAGACTGTTAAAAGCATCAAACAATCCTGACAACAATTATACATGGGGTTATGGTGACAGTCTAGACAGAGAGCGAGTAAGGGACATCATTTTAGAGGACAGTTTAGAAACTGTCACATAGATGCCCCAAACACATCTCACACCTCTTATAATAGGTACATACAAACGAACTTCTCACAATCCCATGACTTATGACAACATTGACTTTTTACAAGAAGTATACAAAGATTATTGCACTAAGCATGAACTTCCCTTTGTTAGTGCTGATGAGCAAGACTATCACCCCGATCATGCTAAGTGGTTCAATCAGTTCATAGAATTGTGGGACTACGCACAGTCTTAAATCCTTTTTATCAAACCGCACTTTTTACAATGCACGATTCAACTCTAGATCTTTTCACTGAGCACGATGATGTGCTTGACGATCAACAGCATATGATTGACACAATGCGTGATGCTCTTTACGATGCTATGCATACTTGTGTAAACGATGGAAGACCAGATGATGCGGTTAGCGTCTATTCTGAGTGGTGTGTTGATGGTGCAGACCCAGAGGACGGAAATTATGTATTTACATTCTTGCCCGATCTCACCGATGCGGAATAACTCCGCGTTTTAAATACTGGCGTTAAGTGTAGGTTATGCGGATTTGTGGGGTTATCCTACTAAGTTAATCCGAGAAACATACAAGCACTTTTGTAAGTCCAGTTTTCGTTCAATTCTATTCTTATTATTATGTCACCTAATTTTGCCGAGTTCCTGCTAGACTCTACAAACAATGGCAATGAATTGTTATCAGTGCTTGATGACATCGTGGAAGTAGTAGAAACAGGAGGAACTGATTTATAAGTTGAATTGAAACAGAAGTCAAGCGATCTTGTGCCAGTGTGAGAAGTGGTACAGGGTCGCTTGATTTTTGCCGTATTCTATGCCATAATAAAGTCATAATCAAACATTACTCAATTTTTATATTATGCGTTATTCAGTTCACTGCCCATCCGCACCCTACGAAAATTCATCTTTTGTTAATTTAGATGATTGTTGGGGTCTATGCCTTGACTTATCCGAAGAGTATGGATATGCCGAGGTTCGCTATGGTGCTTGCATCATGGGATCCTACACTAATGGACAGTAGACAAACTGTCACATTCGAAGTTGTAGGGTCACATATATGCCCTATAATAAGAACATAAGCAAGGATGCTCACATTACCAAACGCTGAGGGATACCTTTCTTGCTTATACAAAATTTTCACTTCTCACGAGACAAAAATGACAACACCCAACTTATTCACCCAAATGTTTGAAACTGTCCTATCTCTACATTTTGGACGCACATTTTGGTTAGATGAAGAAAACGAGTTTTGCTCTGCACCCACTTTCAAAGATGGAAGCACTGACTGGGAAATGTGGGATTATGTCAGCGAGTGGGAGGATCTAGAGGGCGTTGATCTCACAAAGTTGTTTGACGTTCATAGAACACTAGTTCAGCAAAAAACACTAGAGGAGGCAAGAGCATGAAATTTGCAGATTTAAAACCAGTTGACAGATATACAAGATCGGGACACTGGGGAAAGTTTATAATGTGCCCCTCTTGTTATTCAGTTGAGAGAGTCAGGCATTTTTCATGGTCTGCTTTGAGTTGTCAGTCTTGCAGAAAGATGATAAACAAAAATGACTGGAGAGTCCACAGTAATGGGACACCTTACTAAGTGTCACATCAAATCCCCATTAGGTGCTCTGTGCCCCTATAATATTAATATACGAAAGGAAATTATTATGTCATCACTACATCACGAAACACTCTTAGAAACATGCTACGATGAGGCATGGGAGGACTACAGAAAAGAGCACAATCTAACTTCAGATCAACTTGACGCATTAGATCAAAATTCTGAGTTGGGTTATCTTCCTATTATTGCAGAGGAAGCACAGAGACGCTTTGAAGATCTGTGCCTCTAAATTATCATTATACAGCAAACAAACACTTCTCACAAAATGACTAAAAAAACTTCACTTGCTACACATCAAAATTTCATTTCAGCGATTAATCAACTTCCATCATTTGTTGCTGATACAAATGCAGATCTAGACGAGTCTTATGACTGGGTAGCGGATCAGATCGGTCTTGATTCATTTGTGGATGACTCCGAGGCGTGGGATCTATTTTACGATGCTTACCACGATGCAGCACAGTTCGTGCTTCCAGATGTGCCACTCGATTAAGTGTCACACAAGGGGTATACATGCCCCTATTTTCCATTATAATAAGTACATAACAAACAAACACTTCTCACATCATGCGTAAAATTGAAACTCAAATGAACAAAGCAATCAGAACTCAGTCAAACTGGTCTGGTTCTAATACAACTGTATTCACTTCTGATAACGGTCTTGAGTCTACCGTCTACCTACATGGAAATCACATTGCTACATATTTCCATGCTGAAAGACAGTTACAACTTTTCAACGGCGGTTGGGAATCAAATACAACTAAATCACGTTTGAATGCTTTACTAAGTGAGTTCTCTTACGGTTCAAAAGTATTTCAAAAAAACTGGGTTTGGTTCCTTTCACAGTTCGGAACAGGTACAGCAAAACCATTTTTCAACGGCGTTACAGTGGGGGCGTAATGAGATATATTTTAATGATCTTTGTTATCTTTATAGGTGCCCAGATAGGACTAAACGCCATCAACTCACTTAAAGAGATACAAAACGAAAAACTAGATCAGATTTGTAAAATTGATCCTAGTTACTGCCAACCAAATTCTAAATAGAGTTTTACCCATGAGCAGATTTGAAAGAGGTCAATTTGTAATCTACGAGGGTAGATCTTCCTATATCAATTTTGTTTCTGACCAGTATGTGACCGTATGCATTGCTGAGTCACTCAAACCACCCGAAGAGGCGGAGCATTCAATCAACCCATACAGGCAAGTTAACGTAGTAGTTAATCCTGACTATTGGAAGACCATAATTCCAGACCCCACAAAACCCTATAATAGGTTTTCCACAGAGTATGCGGAAATTGTGGAAAACATTAAATAAATCTAGGTGTGTGTTTTATCTCTCGGTAAATGTGTTCAGGTGATGCACCCTTAGCACGTTTCCTATGAACTGTCAAGCACCTCTTAACAATCTCCGAGACACTTGACAAACACTCCGAAATTTGGTACAATGAACCTTGTAAGGGTTCAGAAAAACAAACTCTAATCTAACTCAATCCTATGCTTTACACTATCTACGATAACAACGAGATTCTCCGAGGTCAGTTTAAATCTATCTACGATCTTGAGAGGTATATTGATGGCATCCGCATTGAGAGGGGTGAACAGTTTCCCAACACTCCGAGGACAACACCGTTTGAATATGTGAAGAGCATCGGATGGTATTGGGAAATTGCTGATAATCTAGGGGTTGACAACCTAGCAGCATCCGAGGTATAATAGAGACATGAAAGGGGGTTCCACTATGTAACAACAATTCGCTACAGATTACATGCACTAAGTTATAACAACTGTGAACAGTGCTAAATGTTACTCAGGGCAGTTAATTTACGCCCCTTAATATATAAAAACGGCCACTACCCTAACCTACAAAGGTTCCCCAGAGCGATTGCTATATTATTCGAATAAAGTTTTCCACAGGTATTAAAAAATTTTCCACAGGAGAAAAATGGACTCTAAGGTTCGCACACAGAGGCAAGACACACGTACATGGGCAATTGAGCAATTGATAAGGCACGAGTCATTCTTAGACCCTAGGATGTATGCCTGTGCTGATTATTATGCCTCATCATACGCTTCTCAAGTATTAGATGATCTATATACACTATGGATAGAGTGGAAGAAAGATAATCCCACTGACAATCCGCAAGTCATTAACCGCCTATAGAGATATGTCCCAT